CGTTGCCGCACGCGACATTGCTGAAGTAATAGCACCCCTTCCTGCTATTAACTGTTCAGCAACTAATGCTGTGTCTGACCGTGCACGTACCCGTGCCGACAAGAGAACAATGATTGCTGCTGGCTACCGCGACACTTCACGTCTACAGGTTGAGATGTTTACCGGTGCCGATAGATATATTACTTTTGGTGCCCTACCTTTCATTGTTGAAGCAGACTACGATAACAAAACCCCACGTATCCGTTTAGATAACCCTTTCAACTCATACCCTGAGTTTGACCGCTTTGGTCGCTTGCTTTCTTATACAAAACTTTATGTTAAAGCCGCACAAGATTTAGTTAACGATTTCCCTGAATACGAATCAGTTATCCTTGGTAAGTTTGAACAACGTGGTTCTATGCGCCCTGTACAACTTGTGCGCTATATGGACAAAGATGAAACAGTTCTATTCTTACCTGAACGTGGTAACTACATTTTACAACGTGCCAAGAACCCTCTTGGTAGATTAAACGTAATTTTTGCTGTAAGACCTGGTGTTGATTCTGATGAACAACAACGTGGACAGTTTGATGATGTTCTATGGGTACAAGTCGCACGTGCCCGTTTTGCTACTTTACAACTTGAGGCGGCACAAAAATCTGTTCAAGCGCCATTTGCGTTGCCTTCAGATGTTAACGTCCTTGAAATGGGACCTGACGCAACTATACGTTCCGCATCTCCTGAAAAGATTCGCCGTGTTGATTTAAATGTGCCCCCTGGATTATTTGCTGAATCACAAATCCTTGACCAAGAAATGCGTATGGGTGCACGTTACCCTGAAGGACGTCAAGGCGTAAGCCAAGGAAGCATTGTTACAGGTCGTGGTGTTGAAGCCCTTATGGGTGGATTTGATACACAAGTTAAAACAGCACAATCTGTTTTGGCTGAAGCATTGAAGCAAGTTTTTGAACTTTGCTTTGAGATGGATGAAAAACTTTTCGGTAACTACGAGAAGACGGTTCGCGGCGTAGATGCTGGCGCACCGTATGAAATCACCTATACCCCCAAGAAAGATATTGATGGGGATTATACGGTTGATGTCACCTATGGACTGATGGCCGGATTAAACCCCAACCAGGCTTTGGTATTCGGACTTCAAGCGCGTGGAGACCAATTAATTTCTCGTGACTTCCTCCGCCGTCAGATGCCGTGGGAAATAAATGTTACACAAGAAGAACAAAAAATTGAAATTGAAAAACTGCGTGATTCTTTGGTTGCAGCAATCAGTGGGTATGCTCAAGCGATTCCTTCGTTGGCAACACAGGGTCAAGACCCTGGTGAGATTTTAAGTCGTATTGCAACGGTTATAGCAGGCAGACAAAAAGGGCAACCTATAGAGCAGGTAATCGCGGAAGCGTTTGCCCCTCAAGCACCGCCACCTTCTGCTGAGGCTGCAGTCCCTGGTATGGAACAACCCGTCCCCGGTTCCACAGGTGAGGCTCCCTCCGGTGGTGCTTCAGGATTAAGTGCAATAACTGGTGGTCCACGTGGTGTGGTGCCAGGACAAGTAGGACCAGGTGGAAGACCACCTTTACAATCTTTACTAGCCGGATTAACCGGTTCTGGTAAACCCACACTATCTTCTAGTGTGACAAGAATGGTCCCTGCGGGCTAAGAAAAGGAAACAAATGAAGTCATTTAGTGGCGGCAAGAAGCCAGCAAACCAAGGTTCTGCTGGAAAAGCAAACGTAGCATCACCAAGAAAATCTGGTGTTCCAAGTATTGCAAAACCAGGTAAATCAGACATTATGTTTGGTAAACAACCATCTGGTACACGCGGTACTTCAGCACCAAAACACGCTGGAAAATAAACAATTAATTTAAGGACGTATAAATAATGGCAAGAGGTGGAATGAGACCTACAGCACCGCAAAACAATCCTATGAACGTTAATGGACGTGGTGGTAATGGTCAAAGCGGTGACGCTACACAAGCAGCCAAATACGTTCCAGGTCTCCCATACGGAGAAGGACAGGCTTTAATGGAAACACAACAGTCTGCTCCTTTGGCTGCGGCTCCGAGTATTGAACAATCAGGTATGCCTTCGGGCCTCGCATCAGCCGCAGCCTCACAACCTGTTATTCCTTTAAATGCACCATCACAACGCCCTGACGAACCAGTTACCTTTGGCGCTAATGCAGGTCCTGGTCCAGGAATTGAAGCACTTGGTTTAACCCAACAAGGTCAATCAACTGCACAAGTATTACAAAAACTTTTACCTTATGACGAAACAGGCGAAATAGCCGCGTTATACGAGCAGGCTTTACTTAGAGGAATTTAATGGCACTTGATGCAGATATTATCCTTAGTGCTTCTTCCCAACTTTTAAAAGCAGCAACTTCTGCTAAACTTCAACCACAGGAAAAAGAAGAAGTTAACGGATTTGCTAACCTTGTTAATACCAATAGAAGACTTTCTAACCTTGGTCAACAAGATGCTCGTAAAGAATATTTAGGGCTTGACGAAAACATCCAAACTGTTTTAAAACAATGGAACCCTGACGCACAATATGTTAAAGAACCTGAAACAGGTGTCTTTGGAACTGTTAAAGAAAAGGTTCTTAAACCTGTTCTTGAAAAAGTTGTTGACTATTCCGAACTTTTAAATCAACCATACAGAACTCTTCGTGTTAAACAACAACGTGGTCTTGGTTGGGCTGATTCTTGGAGACTTGCCGAAGGTGGTAACGCTCTTTTTGATTTAGAACGTGAAACAAAAGTTGACGCTTTCTACACAACTTCTGTTGCAAAGATTGCTAAACAATTATCTACCGGTAAAACTATTGGTGAAATTGCAGCAACTCTTCAAACACCTGAAGATTTTGCAGAGTTCAAAGCAATGCTTGAAAACTCTGACCCAGAAAAATCTAAACTTTTTAAAGAAGCAATAGCAGATTATGATACTGCCAAGATTTCTCTTGGTAGAGACATTTTTGTTAAACCTTTAAGTATTGACCCAGGTGACTTTGGTTCAAACCGTAAAATCTTTAACCGTCTTTCTGGTTCTGTAGATTTAGCAACACAAATATTTTTTGACCCATTAACATATATTCCTTTAGCAGGCCAAGCATATAAGGCTTCTGCTTTAAGCATTGTTAAAATTATTGAACAAGATATTAAATCTGGGGCACGTTTTGAGTCAATTGCTAAAGCATTTGATAATCCTATTTATGGTGGCAAGGTTCGCAGATTCTTTGATACCGCTGGACCACAAATTAAACTTTACGCTGAAGCAACAGATAAGGCTGTTCAAGCACAAGTTCTCGGTAGCGTTAGAAGACAATTTGGTGAAAACTTACCTATTGAAACTTTAGAACAATTTGCTAAACATAAAGTTTTTGATGCCGAATCAGCCAAATCTTTCCTTGTTCAAGCAGACGAAACAGACCTTTTATTACAAGGTCGTCAAGTTAAGACTATTCCAACTCTTCCAACTTACACTGTTTTTCAAGACATCAAATTTAATTTAAGAAATGCTGTAAACTCAGTAACTGGGGTTAGCAGAAAGACACCTTTAAAAACTCTTGACGGTGAAGAGATTACTTCTGGTGGACAACTTTTAAATAAGTTCATTGAAGCAGGTTTAGATTCTGATAAAATTTCTGCTGTTGAAAATATTGTTAAACAACAGTATTCTAAGTTTGATAGATTTAAAAGACTTTTTGAGATAGCACCTGGTCGTATGAATATTAAATACGAATACTTGTATGACAAAACAGGTAAAATAGTTAAAGACCTTGGTATTCAATCTGCTTCACAAATTAGAGCATTAGCACGTACTGCTGGTTTTGATGATGCTTGGTCTGATGACATATCTTTAACTTGGATTAAAGCAACACCTGGTGAACGTAAGAAAATGTATGATGGAATTGTTCTTTCACTTGCCAATGGTATGGGTTTACTATCTACACCTGGTGGTAAAGAAGTATTTAATAAAGCCTACAACGCTTTAACTAAACAAAAATATTCTACAAGTATTCCTTTAACTAAAGATTTACTTGATACATTAGACCCAAGTTTACAAAAGTTCTTAAAAGACTTTGTTGGTGCAACAGATGAAGCACTTGTTGCTGGTCAAAGATTTGATATTGACCCATCACTTATGGGTGGTTCTAACTCTAAGGCTGTTGCCGAATGGCAACTATCTGACGGTTTAAGAATACCTCCAATTCACGAATGGCAACAACATTCTTTAAGTAACAAGAATTTCTTGTTCCGTTCAATGGGTGAATTTTTTAATGGTAAAATTGCTACTGGTTTAGTTAATGGTTGGACTGCGTTAACTCTTCTTCCACGTCTTGGTATTCGTTCTGTTCTTGAAGAATCTATGGTGTTTGGTTTAACAGCACCTTTAAAGGTTATTAAAGACACTATGCTTTACGGTTATAAGGCTACTCGTCAAATCCGTAAATTTACTGGTGGAGATGCAAAGTATTATGATGTTAACGGTCTTGGTATTCCTACTAGACTTATTGAAAAGTTAACTAAATCAGGTTTAACACCTGAAGATAAGATTAAATTAAAAACTGCTACTAAAGATGAGATAGCAGATATGATTATTAAGGCTCAACTTCAAGGTCGTATTGTTTTTAAAAAGGGTAAAGCCGCTAAACAGTTTGCTTCTGATATTGAAGACTTCATTAAATACGGTTTAGGTCATAAATATTGGGATGATATTCGTCAAAGAACTTCATCTGCTTTTGGTACTGACCCTGTAAAAACTTCTGGTTCCACTGTTCCTGGTTCTGTTGCTAAAATTGATGGTAATACTGTTGCATTTAACGTTGACTACGAAGAAGCAACCAAGAATCTTATTCGTGGTGGACAATATGTTGATGTTCAATACGGTACCGACCAATTTTATTTAAACGTTCTTGATTTGATTATTAAAACAACAGAGTTCTCTGAACTTGGTAGACTTGCTATAAGAAATGTTGAAGATTCTAAACTTGCTATAGATAATATGGTTAAGTATCTTGACGAAAACCCTGAGATTGCTATGCGTTTTGCTAACGCTGAGGGTGTTCAAAAGATTGATAATCGTGTTCTTGCTGGTCGTGCTTATTTAAATGCTCGTATTCCTTTCCAAACCTCTAATGGTGGTTTAAATATAGATTTAATTTCTAAAGTCCGCAAAGCAGACGGAAGTGTTAGCGCTAACGATTTAACTCTTGATGATTTAAGAAGTTATCGCGCTGAAGATATGCCAACTAAAATTCTTGGTCAATCTTATGTTGATGCCCCACGCAACATTGGTGGCGTTTTTGAAAACTTTGTTAAATATGGTTATAACTGGATGGATAAACAAGTATCTACTCTTGTTCGTGAACCTTTCTTTTTAGCAAACCTTAGTGCTTACCGTGGACAACTTCGTGGTGTTCAGGCTAGAAAAAAGAATGAACTTCTTGCTAAAGGTTTAAATGAAGATGTTGCTGAATCTACTTCACGTCAATATGTTGAAGTTATTTCTGAAGAACTTGCCGCTAAACGTACATTACAATATGTTGATAATCCTGAAGTAAGAACTAATATTGCTTGGTCTATGAGAAACTTTGCACGTTTTTATCGTGCGCAAGAAGACTTTTACCGTAGAGCGTACAGGATTGCATTTAAAAATCCAGAATCTCTTGTAAGATTGCGTCTTGCTACTGATGCTTTAGACCATTCAGGTTTTGTTTTTCAAAACGATGAACCAACACTTATGGGCGCAGGTGGTGGTGAAAGATACTTTGTATTTCCTGCAGACCAAATTCTTTCACAAGCAATCAGTCCTATAACTAAAATTTTAACTGGTAAAGATTTTGCTATGCCAATGCCTTTAGAGTTTACTGGTAAAATAAAAATGTTAACTCCTTCTTTAGACCCAGAGGCTGCTATTCCAGCGTTTTCTGGTCCTCTTGCAGGTATAACATTTGTTGCGTTAGAGCGTATCTTACCTAACTTTATGGGACCTATTAAAGATAACCTTTTGCAAACAACTCTTGGTTCTTATTCTAAAGATGTTTCTTGGACCGATGTTGCTCTTCCTTCTAACCTTAGACGTGCTATTTCTGCGTTTGACCAAGATGATAAAAATTCACAGTTTGCTTCTGCTGCACGTAAGTCTTTGGCTTACTATGCTGCTAATGGCCAAGGTTTAAAACCTGATACTCTTGATGCTAATGGTGAATTAACTATTATTAGTGAGAAACAAAAATACGAGTTTACTCGTAAGGTTGAAGCAACTGCTATGAACGTTGTTGTTACACGTTTCTTCCTTGGTATGTTTTCCCCTGTTGCCCCACAAGTTGGTTTTGGTGGAGATATTCCAAAATACTTAAAAGAAACAGGTAACGTTAACTTTAAGTCAGAGTTCAATAAACTTGTTAATGAAATTGCTGCTACTGGTACTGATGATGTTTACAATAAAGCGTTACAACAATGGACTAAGATTAATCCTGGTTTGTTAGCGTATACTGTTGGTGAAACTGATGCTAATAAAATTGCAACTATTAAGAAAACTAAAGATGCTGCTGCTTGGGTTAAGGGCAATAAAGATTTAGTTAAACAATATCCTGAAGGTTCAGCCTTCTTTGTTCCCTTTAGTGGTGAGTTTGGTTTTGATGAGTATGCTTTCTTGAAACGCGAAGGCTATATTGAGTCTTTACCTATTGAAGATTTCATTAAACGTGTTTCTATTGCTGAAGATTATGCTGGTTATAAAGAACTTCAAACACGATACGATGAGCAGATAGAATCTGCTGCTACTCCTTCTATGAGAACGTATTATCGTGGATTGTGGAAACAAGAAAAAGAAGAGTTCTTGAGAAATAAGCCTCTTCTTGTTGAAGATTTACAATCTTTTGAAGGTGAACAAAAGACTCGTAATGCTTTAGATGATTTACGTAGAATGATTGATGAAGGTTCTGCACCTAAAACAGCATTGACTGGTAAGTATGGAAGTATGATTGAAGTTTTTGATAATGCTGAACTTTCTTTGTCAGTGTTAACTGGTAATACTAGGTTCCAACGTAATCAGAAGGAACGTATTCGTAAGGCTGCTATGGCACAGATTGAAGATATTGCTGCAGGAGACCCACAGGCTGAGTCTGCTGTTCGTGTTTTGTTTAAAAGATTAATGGGAGTTTAATTGGCTGAGATTGTGTACGATGGAGAAAAAAACGCTAAGGAATATAAAGAACTTAACGTTCAAATCAATGCTTTAAAGAAACGCATTAAAAACTTAAAAGCAAAAGATAATCAAGCAGGTGTTGATAAAACTGTTGAAATCAAAACTGTCAATAATGAACTTACTTTACTTGAAGAAAAACGTACAGCAAATAGAGAAGACTCTCAAAAATATATTGAATCAACTCAGGCTGGGGCAAAGTCTAAGAAGGCTGCTAATGAATTTGATAGTTTAAGTAAACAAATTGATTACATTAATGAGACTGGTAATGTTAAACCTGTATCAGGTCAACGTGCACCTGTTGTAGCAACTGATGAATTTTTGCAAGATTTAATTCAAAAACGTGATTCACTTAAAACTAGCACATCTGGTGATTCTTCTGAAGTAGCAAAAACTGCTACTGTTTCTGGTTATGGTGCTCCTTTAACTACTCAGGGTAGAACTGTTCCTGTTGCTAAATATATTGACAATGTTGCTGATTTAGCAACTATTGAACCAACTTCAGTTGCAGGTGTTTTTGGTTCTGAAGTCGGTGAAGAAACAATATTTCTTCCTTCTGTTGGTAAACAAGTTTCTCAAGGTATTACATTAAACCAATTTACAAATAACATTTGGGGTTTAAGTTCAGCAGCAGTAGTTGAATATAAAAAGGCTATTGGCTACAAAGACCGAACAGGTGTTGTAACTAGCGACTTTGCTAATACTTTAATTAAACGTGTTCTTCCTGTATCTGAGGCTAACTACCGTAACGCAATGAATAACAAACCTTCTGCTTCTTGGGAAGAACTTGTTATTAATCCTACCAAATATACACAATATGTTGGTTCATCATTAGCCGGCGGTGGTGCTGGTGCTGTGTCTGCTCAAGATATTAAAGTTAAATCAGATTCTATAAAAATCTATGCTACTGACCTTGGTATTGGTTTAGATGATGCAACTGCTAACAAACTTGCTCGTGAATGGGCTGCAGGTAATTATGATGCAACAACTATTAAACCTCAGATTGCTCGTTCAGGTAAAATTGATTTCAATAAAGGTTCTGCTGCTGAACAATTAAAGACATTAAAAGAACTTGCTGGTTCTTATGGTATGCAATTTGATGAAGGTTGGTTTAATACAGCAGCAACAAACATTTTAACTGCTAAAGATGATGTTGATACATATAAAGAATACATCAGAGACCAAGCAAAATCTAAGTTTCCTACATTGTCTGCACAATTAGACCAAGGTTTTACTGTTCGCCAACTTGCTTCTCCTTATATTCAAACAATGTCTAACATTCTTGAAATTGATGCTAATACTATTGGTTTAAATGATGTTTATGTTAACCAGGCTTTAACTGGTTTAAATGATAAAGGTGAACCTTCTACTAAACCTTTATGGCAGTTTGAACAAGACCTTCGTAAAGACCCTCGTTGGAATTATACAAAGAATGCTCAAGATAGTTTAATGGGTACTGCTCGTAAAGTTCTTCAAGATTTTGGATTGGTGTCCTAAATGGCAACTGACTATAAGAAAAATGCTAATGATGCTAAAGCGGCTGTTGCCTCTTTACCTAAAGCACAACAGGTTGCTGCTCAAAAGGTTATTGCTCAGGCTGCTAAAACTGGTCAAGGTGTGTCTAATAACGAGTTAACATTTTTAAAGGCTAACGCTTCAAAACTTACTAACACTACTGACCCTAAAGCGTTTCTTGGTTCTCTTGAACAACGTCAAACATTTTTACAAAGTCAAGCAGCACCAACTCCTGATGCTCCTGAAGTTTCTAATGAGGAAGCAGCCAGACGTGCAGCACAACAAGTTGAGGCATCACGTTTAGCAACACAAAGAACTGACTGGAGCGAATACTTATCTCAAATATTTGAATCCTATGGTCTTGGTACTCTTGGACCTAAGATTAAAGAATATGTTCAACAAGGTTTTACTCCTGATACTGTAACTCTTAAACTTCAAGATACACCTGAATATCAACAACGTTTTGCTGGTAACACTGCACGTAGAAAAACAGGTCTTCCTGTTTTATCCCCTGCAGAATATCTTGCAACAGAATCTGCTTACCGTCAAACAATGCGTGCAGCAGGTTTGCCTTCAGGTTTTTATGATACCCCTGAAGACTTTTCAAATTTTATTGGTGTAGATGTTTCACCTTCAGAACTTAAACAACGTGTTGATGTTGCAGCACAAACTATTGAAGGTGCTGACCCGTTCTTTAAACAACAACTTAGACAATTTTATGGTGTTAATGATGCCGATATGGTTGCTTATGCTCTTGATGCTGAGCGTGCTTTGCCAACATTGTTAAAACAAACACAGGCTGTACAGTTTGGTGCTGAGGCAGCACGTCAAGGTATTCAACCGTCTAAGACTATGGCTGAAACTTATGCTGGCCTTGGTGTTTCTCAAGAACAAGCACGTGTTGGTTTTGAGCAAATTGCTATGATGCAACCTGTTGCTGAGAGACTTTCACAGATTACTGCTGGTTCTCAACCTGTTGGTTTAGAAGAATTAACTTCTGCAACATTTGGTGGAACCCAATCTGCTGAAGCAAAAAGAAGAATACAAGACCTTGCTCAACAAGAGCAATCAAGATTTGCTGGCCAAGCAGGCGTAGGTAGAGGTTCTCTATCACGCGGTATGTCAGGCCAGATTTAAAAAACCTACTAAGCGCACCGGCACTTAGAAGCGTAACCGAAGCCCGGTAGTACAAGCCAACACAGATTCCCCTGTTTGTGTATGTGGTGTACGACAACTTAATGAAAGGGAGTGGCTGCAATGGCCAACCAATACGAATACGAAGACGAAACAGAAGAGCAAGATAACGGCCCAGCCGAACTTCGCAAAGCATTAAGGAAAGCACAAAAGGAACGTGAAGCCATTGAGGCTGAACTGTCCCAACTGCGTTCCGATATGCGTTCTCGTTCCGTTAAAGATGTATTGGCCTCAAAAGGTGTATCAGATAAACTAGCAAAACTTATTCCTAGTGATGTGAACACACCTGAACAGATTGATGCTTGGCTTGCCGAATACAGTGATGTGTTTGGTATTAAACCAACTGAACCTGTTCAACCGTCCGTAGATGAAGAAACCGTAAAAAATAATCAACGTATCAACAATGTGACTTCAACAGCACAAAACCCTTCAGGTGAGCAAACGCAACACCAAAAGGTTATGGCTGCGAAAAGCAAAGATGAACTTGATCAACTTCTTTTCGGTCAATCACTTGGGCGTTAAACCGCAACTACTATCAACCTTGAAAGAGGTGAACTAAATTGGCCGAAAATTATACAAGCACTAGCACCGCGTCCCTGGGAACTTCCTTGGTACAAACTGCTTATGACCGCTATGTAGAATTTGCGCTTCGTGCAATGCCACTTATCCGTGACGTTGCAGACAAGAAGCCAACCCAACAGGCTATGCCAGGTTCATCTGTCGTATTCCAGTTATACACTGATTTATCGGCAGTAACCGGCACTTTGACTGAAACAACTGACCCAGATTCAGTTGCTTTGGGTAATACAAGCAGCGTAACCGTAACTCTTGCAGAATACGGTAATGCTGCTATTGCAACACGCAAGTTAGAACTGTTCTCATTGTCTGATGTTGACCCAGCAATTGCTGACATCATCGCATTCAATATGGCAGATTCTATTGACGGTTTTGCACAAACAGTGCTACGTCAAGGCTCAAACGTTATTTACTCAGGTGGTGGAACTGCAACTACTGGTGTTACCGGTGGTTCAAATTCACAAATCACTTCAGCAAATATCCGTAGAGCAATTGCTAAGTTGCGTACCAACAAAGCAGTTCCCCGTATGGGCGAATTGTACTGGGTTGGTATACATCCTGAAGTTTCACACGATTTACGTGCTGAAACAGGCGCAGGCGGATGGCGCGAAGCACACGTTTACAACGAATCAGGTGCTGGCAATCTTTGGCCAGGCTCAATCGGTGTTTACGAAGGTGCAATGTTCGTAGAATCACCACGTTTGTACAATGCTACAGACGGTGGTTCAAGCGCACGTGTATTCCGTACACTTCTTTGTGGTAAGCAAGCATTGGCTGAAGCCGTTGCTGAAGAGCCACACGTAGTGATTGGTCCTGTGACCGATAAGTTAATGCGTTTCCGTCCTATCGGATGGTACGGCGTTCTTGGATTCTCTCGCTACCGCGAAGCATCCCTGTTCCGCATTGAGTCAACCTCAAGCATCAATAACTCCTAATTCGTTAGGAACAATTGTGACCCCCGCCCGGAAAAGCGGGGGTTACACCCTTTAAGGAGAACAATGGCTTATTACTTTTTACCACCTACTGTTGCTGAAGGTCCTGCCGGTGGTGGCGCATTGTTTTATAGATATAAGTTAACTAGGGCTAATAGTGTTTTACAAAGAACTGACGGTTCTTATTATAGTGTTCGTACACCAAGCGTTGAGGAAACACAATCCGCTTTGTACTACTATCC